AGAAAGCCGGAAGCCGCGCCCAGGCGTTGCTGGGTCAAGCCCTCGCGAAGCGCAAGGTCACGAGCGGCTGCGCCACCGGTCGTTTCTCCGGAAGCCAGGAACTGCTGCGCCGCCCCGTAACGCGCAAGCTTGCGTTGTTCCCCGGCGGCACCGATCTGCGCCGCTTCCTGCACTGCCGGTCCAAGGCCGAAGATGTTGCCACGGGCGGTCTGGGCGGCACGCACGGCCTGCTCATATCCACGCCTTTCCTCGGCTCCCAAGGTCGAGCCAAGGCGAAGCTGGTTAAGTGCTTCCTGTTCGATGGTGTTGCGAAGTTGCTCCGTCTGCGGAGTCGTTGTTGCAGGCAACTCCTCGGTCGCAAGCTGACGATAGCGTTGCCCAAGACCGACTGCTGTCTTGTATGCCTCTGGGTCAATTTGCTTTAGCTGATCTCCGGCACGTTCCTCCGGCAACTTGATAAACTCGCGGAACGCCGTGATCTCTTTAAGTCCTTCCGCATCGGTCGGAGTAATTGGCTTAAAATCTGTGATCTGCTGTCCGGCCTTGGTGACTGCGCCCTGAACGCTGGCAAGGTCTGATTTTAACTGCTCAATAGAAACTTTTGCCGAAGTGCGTCTTGGGTCTCCTGTCGGTAACCCTTCAAAAAGCTGATTAGCCGCATCAAGTCTGGATTGAATACCGGCAATCTGGGAGTTTCCATCTTCAACAATTCGGTTAAGTCGGCCAAGACGGGTTGCGTTGTAATCGTCAACGATCTGCTGGTCGGAGACCTGAAAGTTTAGTCGGGATGAAAGATCGGATGCTCCATAGTTCCTTCCAGCACCCAATTGGTTGATTGCTTGGTTCAAATCTGCTCCTCCACCACCGCGACGAACACCTCCAGTAAGACCAGCGATCTGGTCTGCAAGCGCGGAATATTGACGTTCTTTAGAAAGCTCTGATTCGTACTTATCTTTTAATTTTCTTGTCTCTTCCTCGGCATTTTTAATTTTTTCTTGCTGTTGTTTGGCTTGCGCGTTTTGTGCTTGTATGAGGCTTGTGTATGGATATTCTGAATAATCTTTTGATGCTTTTTCTGCCTGTTGAGCAGCACCATCTCTTCTCAAAATATAAAAATTACTCCATGGAGCCTCTACAATTTGACCGTCTTCATCTATCTTATATCCTGCTCTTACATTGTATCCCCTTGTTCTGTATGCGTTAGCGCGTGACATACTAAATCTTCCCAGCCCTAAATTTTGCTGTCGTCTTCTTCTGGGCTTCTACGTTACGCGCCAACACATCGCCAATCTCGGTGGTATAGGCAGGCGCACCGATCTGCGGGGCAATGCCTCCGGTGTAATTGACCGGAGCCACGCCGCCGCCGTAGGCAACCATTGGCTCCACACTTGCAAACGGGCTAACGCCATAGGTGCGCTCGAACTGGCGGGTAAGCTGACTTCCCAACCCACGATTCAATGCAAAGGCTTCCGGGCTATACTCGTACTGCCGACGAAGCGTTTCCATCGTGCGTTGCGGTCCGTACTGCCTCTCAAGCTGGAGTCCGGTCTGAACCTGGGCAAGCTGGTCGGCTGCGGAAAGCTGGCGTTCCAACTGACGCTGTTCGGGCATATACTTGATCCGAAGGGCGTTTTCCAAAGCCGCAATGTCTGGAGCCTTCTCAACGTAGGTTTCCAGCGAGGATCGGTAGAAAAGGGAATTGGCCTGCGCCGCCTTTAGGGGGTCGGGAGGAGGAGGGGGTGCCGGGATGGATGGTCCGCCGCCCATTAGTTTAGTGCCTTTCGCATAAAATTGTAGTAGTCGTACTCCTTATATGTGCCGTTACGCTTGAAGGTGATCCTCCTGCGCGGACCGAATCTATCCCAAAGGATACTCAGCAGGCACTTTAGAGCCTTGCGACTCAAGGCGTTACTTTTACCATCAATCGAGGTCACGGTCAAGTCCACGAACACACTCTCTCCAGTTTCGTCATGTTCATAAGGCTCAGGGGCTTCCATGCCCTTAATGCACCTAGCAATGGCTACCCCGGCCACCTCATCGCCATCCTTGGCTACCCCAACCAAGCCACGCTCTGAGTGCCAGTTAAACCATTCCCTAAAGGTTGGCCAGGTTGACTCCGGCACGCCGGAAGCCTCGATAAACTCTACCGCCGTCACGATATGTTCTTCTGCACCTCAATGGTGTCTGGGTTGGCCGCAGCCGTGATCTGGCGTATAGCCATCTTGTTCGCCGCTGATTGGATCTTGATATTGATCAAACGCCATTTCTGGTACGCCCGAAGATCGCTGGCAAGCCTTTTCTTGACCGAGGATGGCAACTGAGCCGGGAGAACGAAGGGCAGGGTAAGGGCGGCACTGGAGATGTTGAGGTTTGGCTGAACGTCAATATCGCCAACGTCAATATCCCGCTGGATGGAGATGGTCGTATCGGTCGAGAATGAGTCGTCAAACACAATCTCAAAGTGGCTGCCATGCTTCTCGGCAAAAGGATCGCCAAAGTCCATATCGGCGGTACGGACATAGGATTCGTAGTCAACACCGGCATCCTGGTAGTCGGCGGTTGTAACCTGTGCCGGGGTTTTATATCCGCTATACTTTTGGATCTGTCCCGTGGTGGACTTCTTCATCAGACGAAGCCCCTCGTCTTGGAAATTGGTCAAAGCAAACTGCATGACATTCGGAGTCCAAGTCCCCTCAAATGCGCCCAAGACCGTGTTGTAAACAATGATGGTGTCGTTAAAATCGTTTGATTCTGTCGGCACGGCAAGGAAGTAGCGGTTGTCGTAGAAGGCCGCCGTGCAGATCCCGATCTCGGCCACGTTGATTTCCTGAATCACATCCTTGACGACCTCGGACAATGGCAGACCTACCGATGTAAAATCGTCCGCCGCAGACCTAACCAGAGAGCGGATGCCGTCATCGGAAAGGAAGAAGATGTCGGAATTGACCTGTACGGCTGAACCTTCCGCCACGCAGCCGGTGTTATTGGAGATAAGCTGGATCACCCAATCCGCCGCGCTGGTCATATCGGGAGGAATCGTAACTTGGAATATGCGCCGTTTCTTGAAGACGATGATGCGGTTCTCGTAATATGGAACGATGGCGGTGATCTCATCTCCGTCATCGGCGTTTACAATGACCGAGTTTGCCGCATCCCAAATGGAGGCATCCAGAATGTCGGAAGCATAAAGCGTATTTCGGTTGGCTGCTGATCCAACGCCAAAGAGCCGGTTCCCAGTGTTGATTAAAATCCTTAGATTGAGCGGAGGAGGGCTGACCGTTGCGGTGGCTGTTGCTCCAGACCCATTTCCAATAATGGTTACGATCGGTGCACTGGAATAGCCAGACCCGCCGTCCACCACGGTTACTCCCGTGACGGCCCCACCGGCCACTTGCGTGATTAGGGTTGGAAGCGTTCCGCCCCAATCCGGCCCGGTAACGATGGCCGTTGCGCTGGTGTAGCCTGTTCCGCCAGTAGAGATGGTGATAGCCCTGACCTTTCCTCCCTGCCTTGTGGCAACGTCACCGTCGAAGTAATACAATGGACCATCCGCATCGGCCAAATACATCTTGTCGTTAAACTGCGCCATGCTGACCTTGGTATCAAAAGTTGTTGAAAATCCGTCAGCCCACTGCTGGTTCTCGTTGTTCCAAATGCGAGTTACGCCGGTAAACGAATCCCAGATTTCATCCGGCGGGTGCAGGGTTGCGCTTCCGTTGGAGTTGATGCTGTAAAGCCTGCCCTGCGTTACCGTGACAAGGTTCTCGTATTGCGCCGTGTCAAAATACCGCATCCCTCCAATCGACCCCTCTTGGCTGGTCGCCGTGGTGTTAAAGTTTACCAGCCCACGCCGTGTCTCAAGGCTGCCCTTGGGCGACAGGGTCATATTAACCAACTGCTGAACCTGGTTCTCAGCCAATAGGTCTGATTGCAGACCGCTGGCCTGGCCACCCGCAAAACTGCGGATGCCGTCAAACGCCAATAGGTCGTCGAGGTTGTCCGAGTAGTATGGCATTAGGAGGCGGTGATTTCTTCGGTTGTAAGGTCGCCCAAGCTGGACGGCGTGATCTGCTTGATTCCGCCAACCTGACTCAGTTCGTAGTTAGCCATCGCCGCAAGATCGGCATTGGCGGTCTGCACGACCGACTGCGCCTTGGCGTACTGCCGTTCACGCTCCAAGGCATCGGCGTGGGTAAGCGAAAGCACGACCTGGTGAACGTGGGGTAGGCGAAGCTCGTCATCCAACGCTTGCGTGGTTGGCGGGAAATCAACGATAAGGTTTGTCCTAGTAAGGCACTTCAGCTTCTCCACCACCCGCAGGCTTATCGTCCCAGCAGTTTCCAATCGCGGATACAGATCAAGCTGTGCAATTCCGCTCGTATTGCGGCCAGTAAAGTGATACAGCACCGGAGTACCCGTTCGTGTGTCTTCGAGCAAATCAGCGTCTTGGCTGATGATGGTGGCAAGGTCGATGGGTTCAACTTCGGATTGATCATAGGATACGGATAGCGGTGTCTCCACGTTGGTTCCAAGCGTGATGGTGCGATTGGTTCCGACCGAATAGGTGGAACTGGTGACAGTCTCACGCCAAGGGGCAAAATTCCAGACCCGGCGGTAAGCCAGGCTTGCGGCTTTCTGGAGGAAAGTCAGTGTTTCGGAGTCGGTCTTTCCGACCTTCTCACCGGCGTATTGGGCTATTTCAGACAGGGTCATTTACTGGCTCCTCTGGTTGCGGGATCGGTTCGGTGTTAAAACGCTCGTACACCTCGCCATCCACCTCTTCAGTATACGCTCCTGTAACCCTTTCGCCAGCGGGTACGCTGGCTGGGTGGTATGGTTTAATGCCAATCTCGGCAAGCTGTTCCTTGCTCCAGCACCAGAAGATGCTGGCCGGATGGTTGACATCGTCGATGCGGATGCCTTGGGGTTGGCGGATGATGTTATTGGTTGATGTGATCCACATATAGTCTCCTATCTTGCTCTGGCGTATTTGAAGGGTGATTCTGCGAAGGCGGCGAAAATAAATGTGGAGCCGGATGCGTTTGTTGCGCCATCAGCAGACCTCATTTTGAATCCGTTTGATAGAATATCTATTCCGTTATCAGAAGCCTCTGCACCATTTGAATTTGGCCTTAATCTTGATGCAGATAAATTTGATTCATTTCTTGCAGCATCATGCTGAATCCAATTTATATCCACCTGATTTGTTGTTTTTATCAACACCCACCTTGGCCTAAAACCACACCAAACAAACGGACCGTCGGCTGACCCGTTGCCGGTGTAGCTACCAAATTTTGAGTAGCCTTCTATTTCTGAAAACAGGTAAGAGATATATGTGTCGTTATTTGCATTAACCGCTGCATTCGCCCCAAGTGAAAACACACTGGATGTAGGGCTAGTTGAGTTCCAATAGTCTGCACCGGTTGCAGTTGCGGAAGTTGAGTTAAGTCCTAGATATGTTGTGTTCGCAATGGACGTATGCCAGACCGGCCAACCCTGATCCGCCCCTGCCGTAGTTCGAGCCTTGACAATAATCATTTTGGGGGCAACGCCGAGGTTGTGCGATATTGTGCGATTAGTCCCGTTGCCGGTGTAGCTCACAATATCCAGACCAGCCTGAACCGATTCATCCCAACTCCAAGCCACATATTGCGTACCGCTTGTGTTGATTAGCGTGCTGGTCCCAATGGTAAATCCATTTGCATCAAATGAAGTAAGACCGCTTGAGCTTGTGACTTGATCCCCGGTTGTGTCGCTTGAAAGCTGTGACTGCGCTCCCCTGATCGTATCGTAAATGGCATGGCTTGTCGTCGTACCGCGATTCTTAATCCATACCAAATCTGGGCTGAATCCAAGGCTTGAGATGGAGTTGGATGCGCCGGCGCCGGTGTAGGCCAAGGCATCCATATACTTGCTTGGCTTCTGGATTGTCGGCTGCGGTAGGTTCTGGGTGCAGAGAGCCTTGAAGCCGGATGGAGGTGTATGCGCCCAAGCCTGTTGACCAAAGTTAATTGTGACATCATTTGCTGATGTTGCACTTCTACCAGAAGTGGCAAAATAATAAGGGCCTGAAGTTAATCCAGTGTATGCAGTGCCTTGCGAAACTCCATTTTTGTAAAATTCCAAAATTCCATTGTCTGCATCAAAAGCGCATCCAATTTTATCCCCGCTAGTATACGAAGATCCATAGGTTGCGCTTATTGCATTGTTGTATTTTGGCCCGTTAGAGCGATAACCCCAGCTATCTGAGGTAGATCCAACATAGGTGTTCAGAATATTTAATCCTTGAGATACTCCTAGCGTGCTTTCTGCGCCAACAGTTGTAACATACATTTCGCAAAACCACTTTCCAGAACTCATCCCTATGGTTGCAATAGATCCGCGATCTCCTCCGTTTGTGCGAAGGTTTCCGTCAATGATCGTACCCCTAATCGTGCTGATTGGATTAAGGGTTGCGTAGTTGCCGCGAACCTCGCCACCAACTCCTGTGTCTGATCCGTAGTTTGTCGGGCTATCCACAAGGCTGTCGTTTGTTGCACCGGCAGTAATTGAAAAATTTGTTGGAGTCCAGTTGTTTCCCTTGCCGCTAGAGTCTTTGCCAAGTGTAGTTGCAGTGGTTCCAGAATTATCAGCAAAGTTAAGATAAAAATCAGATGCACCATACGCGCCTGCGTATGCCTTTGCCTTCCATCTTCCGGTTATTGGATCTGTTTCACCAAAACTTGTTGGAGCAAGCGTTTGTGCATTTATATAATTTATTTCTGCCAAATACCCGCTAAAATAAGATCCGGTCGGAGATGCTCCGTAACCCTGCGTTCCAATATATTTATGAGATATATATGCTAAAAACGAACCAAGATTTAGGCCGGGAAATGTTCCGCTTATTGTTTGCAATACACCATTTACATATACCTTAATTCTATTTGTCGAAGTTGCTTCCCTGCTGTCGTAAATTAAAACAATATGATACCAAGAGGAAGGATCTCTAAATACTGCTGATGTTGATATATTTGATTGAATTACACCTCCAACATTTTCATAAAAGAAAAATTTATCCGAAGAATCAAATCCAATTTGACCAAAATTGCTTGAGCTTGTCCCGCCAGAAATAAATACTTGAGTGGATGTAAGTAGGCTTCTCTTAATCCAAAAACTATATGTAAAATATGTGGTTGTTCCACCGACCGTGTCGTTCCAGTATAGTCTGGTGGAATCCCCAGAATTAAACCTCAGACTTCTTTCGATTCTGTATGTATCAAAACCGCCTCCTATGCCAAAGAAGCCGGTCGGATGGACGGGCCAAGGCATAGGGGTTAGGAGAAGTCTTGGCTGGTTACGCCGTAGAGTACGGTGCCGTTTGAAACGAAGGCAAGAACGTCAACGTCAGCGGAGCCAACGGACAGGGTGGGAGCCACGCCTCCGGGGAACTTGTAGGCCGTGCTGAATGAGAGAGTGTTGTTTCCAGCAGTGCCTTGAGTGACGACCAGTATATAGGTTGCACCGTCAACCGGATTGGTAGGGGTGCTTAAGGTTGAGTTGGTGGTCACTTCCAGCTTGGCAACTTGATTGGCGGACAGATCCCACGCAATCGTGCTGCCAGTGCTGATCGTGAGGCTTGTGGCGTTGAAGTTGTGGGCGGCAGTATATTCCTGCGCCGTGTTGACCACGGCCACACGGGTTCCGACCGTGGCAGATCCGGTGCTGATGGTAAGATCGCCAACCAGCGTGGTTGAAAGATTTGTAATTGTTCCAGTGGTGGAATTAAGCGTTCCAATCGTCCCGGCAGTGCTGTTGATTGCGCCGGAAAACGTGCCGGTGGAGCTATTCAGTAAACCGCTGAAGGTTCCGCCGGTGATGGTAGCAGTGCTGGAGGTAAGCGCCTGGATCGTTCCGTTGGTAATGTTGGCAGCAGTGGAGGTAGTGGTTCCGGCGGTCAGAGTCGGGATGGTTCCGATGGTAATGCTGGCCGTGCTGGAGGTAAGGTTCGGGATCGTTCCTGTCGTGATCGACGCATTGGTGGAAACAATCCGAGTGCCGGTGGATGTGCCGTAGGAAATGTTATTGATATTGGCGTTGGTGTAGGTGCTGATCGTCAACGCATCTTCAAACAACTCGTTAACCGTAACGGCTCGAGGAGCGTCGCCAGCGGTCAAATCCGCATCGGCAATCAATAGCTCGTCGCCGGAGCCAACCGAAGTAAGGTTGGTCTGATCGGTGATTAACGCCTGATAGATGTCGGTTCCATCAATAAGGTTGTGTAACCCGGCAGCAGTCACCGTGCCGTTGGTGGCGAAGGTCTGGGAACGATTGAATTTAATAGCCATATTAAGCCGTGAACCTCAGTGCGGTCATGTGCAGGGTTCCGGCGGGAACCGTGCCAGCAGTGGTGGTCGGGTTGGTGATGGAGTAGCGAACCACGTTGTTCGCTATGCAATGAAAGCCGATAATCAAGCCGGAAGATCCGGTCGCAGATCCAAGTGAATTAAGAGTTCCGATGACAATATCGCTATTCTGCGCCCCGGTAAGTGCAACCGTTCCGTGGGTGGTTCCGGCAGAGTTGTGGGCTGCAACCGTGGAAAGCGTGAAAGCCGCAGTTCCGTAGGAGGCATTTGTGAGGTTTGGTCCTGTTGCACCAATCTCAAGCGTGCCGACCGTGGCGGTGGTCGCAACAGACAGACCATTAAGCGTGGAGATGGTTCCGATGGTGGCCGTGTTTACGCTGATCGTGCCGAGGGTGTTCGTTCCGGTGGAGGCGGTGATGCTGGAACCAAACGTCACCGCCCCAAGCTGAAGCGGGATGGTGGCCGTGGAAATCGTGGCCGTGCTTGCGGACAGCGTGCCGATGGTCGCCGTGCCGGTGGATGCCGTGACGTTAGAGCCAAAGGTTACCGCGCCAAGTTGGAGCGGGATGGTGGCCGTGCTGATGGAGGCGGTCGAAATGGTGGCCGTGCTGATCGTAGCCGTGGAAATGGTCGCTGTGCTTGCAGAAAGGGTTCCGATGGTGGCGGTTCCAGTGGATGCGGTTAGGCTGGTTCCGAAAGTTACAATGCCGGAAAGAAGGCTGGTTCCATCCACCGCCAAAGAGCCGGTGCTTTGCACGCCGGTGGTGGAAAGGCTTAGAGCCGAGGAGGTATTGTCGCCATCAGTAATGACTTGGAGATTGCCATCAACACCGCCAAGCCCAAAAGTCTTAAGAAGCTGGGGATAGCTGGTCGAGATATTCTGTGTACCTAAAGTGGGCATTTATCCTCCGTTGGTGAGCCTGGAGCGGATCGCATCCCAGACCACACTGACAATAGCACCAATCGAGCCTGCCACAAGGAGCATCTTGGTTTTAAGGTGTTCCAGGGAAGTCACCCTATTGGACAGGTCGCCAAAACTGGATAGGGAGCGTTCCACCATCCCGATTAGGGTAACTTGTCGTTCTTCCATCCTGGCAAGCCGCTCTGACATTGACCCAAACTTTTCCCGAAGGTCATGGATCTCATCAAGACTCACGACCTTTACCCTCCAAATACTTTAGCGCAACGGCCAGATGCACGACAGCGTCCACAATCTCGTCCCGATCCCGACCCTCCTCCACAATCCGCTTGATCGAGCGGTTGACGCTCAACAGGTGTTTCACCTTCCCGATGTACTTTGTTTCCCTCGCAACCGTGTTGTTCTCCCCGGCAAACCTCAAAGCCTCCTTGAAACAGGCGTACTCCTTTTGCGTCATCAAGAAACGCAAACTCAAATTGGTGAGCCAGATGGCGAGGGGTTTTATCATTCAACGTGGTATTGGTTGGCGTAACTTTCGGCTGCCTTGCCCATCACGAACTGTACATACTCGGCATCGGTATTTATCTTGTCGTCAGAGTCATCGGCCAAGGCTGCATTGTATGCTTCCCTGGCTTTGGTAATGCCATCAAGATGGCTTTGCTCGGTAATTTCAATCGAAAAGATCATTCCGCTTTATCCTTAGCAGTTAGCTGTTCCTCAATCGCCTGTGCAATCGGCAACGCCAAGACGGAGGCGTTCAACCCTCCCGCTTTCACGGCTAGGTCTAATAGTTGCATGGCGTTTTTGGCCTGTTCTTCGGTGAGGTGGATTTGTTTCATAAATTACCAAGTGGCAATGGCCACCCGCTTCCAAGTATTTGTGGCGGTGCAGATATAGATATAATCAGAATCATATCGAACATCACCAGCCGTACCTGTCGCTCCTGCCGTGGCTGGCGCAGTCCCCTGAAGCCTTAATTGCGCGTCCAGAGTCGTGTAGCCAGTATCATCGGCCAATCGAATCTGAAGAATTGCAGATGATCTCTTTAGGGCTGGGAAAGATGAGGTTGCCCCGCCAAACTCAAGCATTGTTGCAGAACCGCCAAACACAAGACGAAGATTTCTGTTGCTACTATTATGAGTAAGCTGAGATCCGCTTGACCAGCCATAAGATGCATTCCAGTCGCCAAAAGTTGAATTAGTGGCACTAAATACCCAACTACCAGAAGTAAAATTACCAAATTTATCCATCTTAAATAATGAGGCACCGTTTTTTTGAAAATCAAAAACAAGGCTAGAATTTGATGATGCAGTATCGGTAAAATTAACAACAAACCCGCTAAATGTTACGCCAGAGCTATTCCAAGTTTGTGTAATTGAAAGTGGCGTTGATACCGTTACCGTTCCAAGCGCAAATCTAAGTTGCCTCTGCGTCCCCGTCCCAGCCGCCTCCGCCCCAATCTCTAGAACATTCGTGTTCCACCGAAAGAACCCACGCTCATAGTTACTTGCGTCTGTAAAGGTGTTGTAGAGGCGGAAGGTTTGGGCGTTGGTGGAGTTGCGCTGGGCGAAAGTGTTTGCGGCATCTCTGGCTAAAATAACATCGCTATTTATTCTAAATGATCCACCAGAAGAAGTTTGATTTATGAAGTTACTATCAAAAATACTACCACCCATAGTAACTGTAAATTGTCCGGCAGTTATTGTCTTTTGATTTGTGGGGCCGCCAAATGTTATGACTCCAGATTTGTTTACGTTGAAAAAACTACTTCCACCCACCTGCAAATCCATCAGCAAGCTCGATGCATTGCTGGCCGTATCGGTTACATTGGCTCGCAAGGCCGTAAACACCACGCCTGCGCTGTTCCATGTCTGGGCAAGGGTAAAGGCTGGAGAGCTTGAGGTCAGCGTTCCATTGTTCGCCGACAGCGTGGTAAACGCCCCAGTGTTCGGCGTGGTGGAGCCGATGGGTCCGGGCGATGTCAGATCAACGCTTGATCCACCGAAGAAGCCCATAAACTAACCCTGCACTCCGATGACTCTGGCAGTTCCAGTAGAAGTAATCGCCGCAATCGCCCCGGTGGGGATGAATGATCCCTCCCAAGTAATGCCCTGACCAGCGGTAAGCTGAATGTCGTCGGTCGCACTGGCCGTGCCGTTGGTGTCAATAAACACCGTTCCGCTGGTGCATTGCACCAGAAGATAGTTGCGGGTGGAGTTGGTGGCAAACAAGGTTCCGTTGGTCGTGCCAGCGGTTAAAGTTCCGGTTGTGGTCGCGCCACGAATCGGCGGAATACCATCCGCCACATCCGCCTGAAGCGTGGTAAGCAACGCCTCGATCTCGGTGAGATTGGCGTTAATCGACATGGTTCCGCCGGATAGCGGTCCCAAGCTCTCAATAATCGTGTTCCACTGGCGGCCCATTATTTTGTCTCCATTGCGTCAACTGCGCTCTGCATCGTTGGGGTATTAGGGTATATGGTTTCTGGGAAGTCGTCAACGCCCTGCTCCGGCTTGCACCCGGCAAGCAGAAGGCAGAGCGTCAACGCCCTAACCACAAATTTAGTCCTTGCGGACGTAGATTGCGATAGGCCCACCGGACGACAGGATCACTTGGGAAATATCCCCAACAACCGTTGCCCCGCCAGCCATGGCGAGTCCTGTGTGCGTCACGCCACTGATGGTCAATCCGATGGTTCCAGCCGAGAGAGCCGTCACGCCATCGAAAGATCCATCATTGGTGGAAGCAGAGGTTGCAATGATTGTCCCCGCTTCACCCAGAGTAAGTCTGGATAGAAGGCGCATTAGCTGTGCAGTGCGATGCGGTAGGAAGTGCCGTTGAGGGTCACGTTGAGCGAAGCCGGAGCGGTCGCAACGGTGTTAACCGTGCCGCCGCTGGACGAGGCCGTGAACTCAATGACGTTGGTGAAGCCCTGGCCGTCGATGCGGACGGCCTTGTTCTTCGCCTTGATAGGACTGCGCTGAAACTCACTTGCCATATAATTTATCTCCTTTGAGCCGCCGCACGTTTGATGCTATCTGGCGTGTGCCGACTCTTGAATCTACTGCCAAGTTTTTGTTCCTGGCGGTAATACCCCTTCATAAGATTTGTTTGATTGACTCCCAGCGGATTGTCGAGGGGTTCGCCAACCCCCACTAGGCTCAATCTTTGTGGCACTTGGAACCTTTTAAGGTAACCCGGGACTGAGTCCCGCTCCGCAACCGGCTTCTCCAGTTCGACGACAGATCCGTTTCGGGTGTCTTCGTACTGGTAGATCGGCATTAGGAGTAGTTCTCCTTGTCGGATTCCTCGGCCATCTTCATCATCCGGTCTTCCTCGGACATCTCGGGCTTGTTGGATTCCTCGGATTCGGACTCCTCGGCCATCGCATTGCTCACGCTCACGATAGCCATTTCGCCGTCAATCCGTTCCACTTTGCCTTCGAGTTCCACCATGTCGCCAACTTCGGGGGTAGAGTTCTCCTCGCCCTCGCTGATTTCAAACATGGACAGAGGAAGCTTAACCATACCTTCTTTCATCGACTTCTCCTTGGTGGAAGGAGCGGGGGAGGTTTTACCCTCCCCCGCCTTCCGGGGACCCATACCGATAATCAGCATGGCTCCCATTAGAATTACGAGTAGTTCGACTTGCTGAACAACACCCGGAAGAACCGAGGGTCGAGCTGCTTGGCGGCGTAGAACGTCTTGAAGGACGCAACAACGCGCTGGCCGTAGGGGTCGGACTTGTCAGCGGCATCCAGGATCGTGACCTTCGGAGCGAAGGGCGAGCCGGAAGCGGCGACCGAGGACAGGCTCGGAACGCCAAACGCACCACCACCGAGCAACACATTCGCGTAGACCGCGCCGGTGCTGACCGTGGCTTCACCCACGCCGGAGGCGGAGGTGTTGAACGTCTGAACGTTGGTGGAGCTAATCACGCTCACGCCGAACAGTTTGCCAGTTTCGCCCTTGAAGATTTGATCCGGGGCGGAGTAGCTGGAGACCTTCAGCCAATCGTCGTCCTGCTGGAGATCGCGGATAACGGCGGGGTGCGCGACGAGCGCGTAGCCGTCCTTGATCTTGGGAGCGCGGGCGATGAACAGGCTGGTCGCACCGTCCAGAAGGTCGGTGGCGGTCATGCTGCTGTTGGGGGTGGAGGCCGTGCCGAAGGTCGTGCCGTTGGTGCCGTTCTGGGCATAACGAGCGTAGGACTTCACGGCAACGCCAGTGCCAGTGCTGGTCGAGGAATCCTGAACCAGAGCGCGGTGGCAGAGGGTGTCGGCGTGCAGCGCGGCGTCTTCGCCGAGTTGCTTGGTGGCCTGGGCGAGGTG